GATCTGCAACAGGTAAAATATCCACTCTGTTGTCAAAATCTGCAGCTTTAATTTCTCTTGGGCCACCGTAAACGTCATACGGATACATTGGTGGTAATGATTCACCACAAATTCTTGCTAAAATTTTAAATTCTAACCTCATAGCGTAGTAACAACGCTTGTGAACACCACTCATCACTCTGCTTCCACGCTCCATTAGTGCCATTGTAGTACCAACAGCTCTATTTTGAACATCATTACCAATGTTTGAATCTGTTATTGCAGCAAATTTTTGCCCTGCTTGTACAACAAAACCTAAAAGATTGTATAATGTGGTGCTTGGTTCTGTAAAAGGCAGATTAAAAAATTGATCTCTAATGTTTCCACCTGGTGCATCTACATCTCTAAACTCTCCTGGTTGTATTGGTTGGTCATCATCTCTGACTCTGATACCTCTAGATTTAAATCCTGCAGGTAAATTTTTCAAAGTTCCTGCATCAATCAATTGTCTTAACGCCTGTGTAGCAGTTTGTGATAAACCACCAATCATATGAGTCAAACCAAAACCATAAAAACCTAAACCTGGTAAAAATTTGTAATGTACAAAGTATTCAATTCTAGAATATCCAGGATCATCTGGTCTGTAGTTTCTATAAATAGATAAAACTTCTCCTGAACCTTCATCTATAGTTACAATGTAAGGTATTTTTATCTTCTTAGCTTTTTCATCAAAATTTTCTTCGTAATCCTCTAAGTGTAAATCTACATGCATCTCTAAAATGTTATGTAAATAATCATCACCCGTTCTTTTGATTCCTTCTAACTGATTTAATTTTTTCTGAACATCATCTGGTTCAGTATTAGATTCAATTAATTCTATATCTCTGTAAAAACCTGCAGCTTGTTTTTTCAAAACTTCGTTTTGTGTCATCTTCACAACGTGAGTAATTCTCTCACAATCTTTTAAGTCAGATGCAAAGTATGGAACTACTAAATCTTCTGCTGGTACAAATTTAGATACAGGTCTATCTAGCATTGCATCATAGTAAATCTTTTTAAATGTTGAACCTGATAGTGGTAAGTAAAATAACATCTGATCCATGTCAGTTGTGAACTCTTCCATTTCTTCCATAAGAAGATAATTCATGTAGTCTTTGACTCTTTCAGATTGTTGTTCAATTGCAGGTGTTACTAAACCCACAGTTTGTGTTCTTACAGGACCATCAGATGGTACTAATTCTTTATACGCTTGTGCTTGAAACTGTGTTACTGATTCAGCTAACAACGGATGCGTGACACCGCTTGCACCCTTAAATGGCTTTGTTACTTCTTGGTATTTAGTTCCTAATAAATCTAATCCTTTGACGTATGCATCTTCCCATTCTTTTCTAGAGAGTTTATCTTTTTTATATTCTTGAATAAGCTCCATTGCCATGTCCTTGAGAGTTCTCTCGTCCATGTTGTTTGCAAGGTTTGCATTAAAATCGTCTTGTGGTCTTTCCTCAACTACTTCTTCACCTTCAACTTCTACATCTACTGGTAAACCTTCAGGTGTTAATTCAGTTTCTTCGATTTTGTCCTCTTCGACAATCGTCTCGTTGTTCTTTTCTACAGCCATTCTTAATTGTACCTTATTGTGTTAAATATATCTACTACAAGTCCTCCTTTAGACTTGTAAGTTTTTTGTGTTTGTCTCATTAGTGGAGACACTTTAATAGCAAATGCATCAAAATACAACCTTGGATCATTTGGTTCCATAAATTTAAAATCATCTCCAGATGGTTTTGTAGCTTGTGCATCTACGTGATAAGTGCTTTTAATAGTCTTCTTTTTCAGAGGGTGTTTATCAGGATATTTAAAATTATTTGTGCCTATTCTTTTGTAAGGAAGACTTGGGTCTGAGTAAGATATTTTTGTGGGTCCTGATTTTGTACCATAGAACCTTGCTAATCTTGCCATCACATCTGGTAATACTGCTTTACCTTTTTTACCAATACCCTTACCATTAGCATAACCATAA